CTGTGCAACAGCACTACCGCCACTGAATAAACTACTTAATATGCCCATGCTGTACTACCTCTCACCATTTTTCACGATTGGCCCAATAAGCCGCTGACATCTTACCTTTGGCTATGTTCTTGCCATGACGAGCCTTAAATGACTTACGTTTAGCTTTCATCTTATCTGACTCGCCAGACTTAGGTTTACCTGCTGTAGAGGCTCCCTGCTCACCAAAGCGTATAGTCTTTGTTACTCCACCTTCTTTAGCTACCACTACATGAGACTTCTTAGGGTGGCTAGGTGTACGCTTAGGTTTGTTGTAAGCTGTTAGTCCTAGTTTAGTTAATTTAGCATCTGGCATTACATATCTCCATTAAAGTATAACCAAGCAGCAAATGCACCTGCACCTATAATCCACATTAGCTTCTTAGTCACTGATTTACCTACGGCAAGATAGAATCTGTCATACGCTTTATCAGCAGCCAGTTCAGCTATCTCTTCTTTCTGTTTTTGAGTTAAGTTTTCCATGCCTAGTAGTATCCTTTAATATAAATAGCTGCACCTAACAAACCAGCCATAATAACAATAAACCCTAAGCCTACTTTTATAGCTATGGATAGATTATCTTGCAATGCCTTAGCTCTTGCTGCTTTTTTACGTATTTCCGCTTGTTTAGTTTCTTTTAAGTCCCTAGTGTACTGTGCTTTAAACTTAAGAAAATCACTATATCCTTGGAGCCTTTGCTTGTTTAACATGAACTTAAGTTCTTCTTCCTGTCTAGCTAGTTGCTCCTTAGCTTGAAATGCTTCTAGTACGTTACCTGAGCCATTAGCCACTTGTTTCTGTATTGTCTTCTCAGCACCAAAGTATTTACCTAGGGCTGCTCCAGCATCTGCGATTTCTCTCCCGTTACTCAGGGTAGTCTTGATTACCTTAAATGCTGCATTAGCAATCGCTAATTCTGCTAACATATCCATAACCTCTTTGAATACTGATGCTCTGTAAGCTCGTAGGGAGCCATAGGAGGCCTTATAAACCTATAGTCATACTCACGTATTACCTGAGGCTCTACGACCAGCACAGAGCCTTGTGGAGCCTGTGAGGGGCATTGGTGGACAGGATACGCTTCCGATACAGTAGACCACATCAGATAGACCTCATATCTTTAACACAGAAAGCTGTAATAGTCTTTGTAGCTTCTACCTTAACAACTGCAAGCCCCACCATCGGGCTAACCACAGGCTCGTAGCCTCCTATTGTACCTACACGTAATAACTCTTTTCTACAAGTATCAAGTGTTCTGTAGCTAGACATTATCGTAGGTACTTGAGGTTCACCACTGGCTAACATTGTGGCTAACACGATAGCCCACATTACTTCTTAGCTTTCTTATGACTTAAAGGTTTACTAGACGCAGTATGCTTTGCTCCTGTCATAACTTTACCTGACGTATGCTTGTGCGTCTTGCCTGTGTATGCTTTACCATTTGGTAAGTAATGTGTAACACCTTTCATAACTAGTATCCTTTTTTCTTTGGTTTCTTAGTGGGTTTTGATGGTGGACGACCTTTCTTGGTTCCGTATGTACCCTTACCTTTTGGCATAGTTATTCTCCTTAATTAAACAATCGCTGCCCTTGCTGCTGCTCTGGCTGTAGTCACATCGGCTGGCACTGCTACTGCTGTCTCAGCATGGCGTGTGATGTACCAATCTGTAGACTTTAGATACTCAAGTGACTCAGAGTTAATTGATGACTGAGCATTGGCTGCTATCTCTGCATCAGTGTACTCAGGAGCAGGAGTGTTACCCTCTGCTATCCATGCGAGTACATCTTGACAGTCTCGGTTGGCAGGGTCATTGGGTACGCCCATGTTTCCGTTGACTAGCCAGCCAGACTCGTTAAGTTTGCAGGAAGTAATCCATGCTGTGTTGTTTTCCATGTTATAGCTCCTGTTATAGTTCTGCGCTAAATGAAACACCAGCAGCAGCGTTACCAGTTTGGCACATGCCAGCAAAACCTGCCGTACTGTCTGTATTTAATGTTATATCTAATCGGGCAGTATTAGTGGTTACGTCAGAAAATCCACCTATTCCGTTAAAGTTTGGACCTACACCGCCAGCGTAACAAACATAGTAATTTGATCCTGATACAGCAGAACCAGTAGGTGCTGCTCTCATTGTTACAGGAAAATCTACATATCCATACGCTTCTCTTGTAGCATAGATTGCCGCTAAACAAATAAATCCAGCACCTTTAATATGCTGGTAAAAATAACGCTGACACAACGCTAACTCTTCCCCGTAGCTCCGATGCTCAAAGTCTGTGGCTACTGAGCCAGTTTCAAGTTGTACGCCTGTGATGTTTAGAGTACGGGCAGTGCTGTCAAAGAAAGATGTGTTAGACGCACTAACTCTTGTATTGCTTGCTGCGGCTGACCATGTGTTACTTGCAAAAGTACCTGATGTCATTGTAGTGCCAGTGTGAATCCATATAAATAAATACAGGGATAAAGCGTTGTCATCATTATAAGCACCTGTAGTATCAGGCACATAAGTTAATGTCACCTTGTTCCAACTTGTAGTCACACTAAACGTCTGACCATTATGTCGGTTGTTGTCTGCATCGTAAAACTCAGCAGTATAAGTTGCAGCAGCATTACCTTTTACATAGAAAGATAACGTCATGGACTCTGCACCCGAAGTACCTTTCTTGAGTTGCTGTAAGTCTTGCCCTTCAAATTTATATATTAGATAAGATTGTTCACCAACAGCAATGCTTGTATCTGCTGTAGTGCAATCTAGTTTAAGGGAGTTAGCAAATCCAGCAGGGCCATCCGAATCTTGAGACATCGTTAAACGCCCCGCAGTACCACCCGTACCAAAAGCCCATCTATCTAATAAATAAGTTGTTGCATCAGCACCCAGCCCTGCACTTGACGTACCTCTCTGTGCTATTTGCATGGAACCATTCAGAAGCAAATTCTTCCTGCCAGCCCTAGCTGCGGTGTCTCCTGCTGTGATGTTAGTTTGCAGACCAGCCAGATCACCTTGCAGCCCTGTGTAGTCCGAGTTTTCTCTTGCCTTGGTCATGGGCTATTCTCCTGCTGGTGCTGCTGCTGCTTCTGCACTACGCTCTGCTGCGGTCTGTACATCTGCTGCCAGTACCACTGCATCTTTGTCTGCTGGTATGCTGGTGATGCTAGGGTCTGCTGTCATACGAGCCACTTCTGCTTCGTAGATTTCATCTATAGCAATGCGGCATCGTTCATGCACTGCGTTCTCTGCCCACTCTTGAGGTGATGCTGCAACGTAGGCCAAACCTTTTTCTTGTGCGTCTGTTAGTTCAATTGTAATGTTCATTAGTTTGTCCTTTGTTATCCAATTAAGTAGCCAGTAAAGTATCGGTAGTTTTGATGTAGACACCCTTCAGAGCCTGCATTTACATTAGTTCTAAAATCCACATAGTCATTAACTGCTAAAGTTACACAGAGTTCATAACTTGTTCTTTGGTAATTCTGTCCTACAACATAACCAACATCCCCCTGTATTGACCCATTTTTAAAGAATCCAAAGCGGTTTTGGCGATCGTCCATACTCATAAAGCCTACAGAAAACTTATATACCCCTGCCACTGGCGCAGTAAACCTGTCATTTGTAGTGCTGTAATTCCCTCCTGTGTTCACCAAAGCACTACTAAACTCCACTATAATTGCACCAGTGCTGCTAGTAGTGTTAATTTCAGCACCAGACATAGCGTGGAAAGCTGGCTGATAAGGCTTGGTGACTATGCCAGCAGAATCTATTAAAAGGCGGTCTTCATCATTAGCCCTTAAAGTTAATTTGTTGGTATCTGTAAAGTATCGTACACCGCCAGCATTGTTATTAGATGTAGTACCCATGAATATGCCAGCAGGATCACCAGCGTCTGCTATGATTCCAACAATTGCTTGACCAAGAGTTCCATCATCTTTTATTTCTAATTGACGTACAGGGGAACTACTGCCAATACCTACTTTTCCCGTAAAACTAGGACTAGCAATGGGAGACTTGAGAGCCAAAGCAGTGTTAGTCGCCTTTGCAGCCAACAGCGTATCAGCTTCTGTCTTATTATAATGATCAGCTACAGTAAACGTCTTAAGTGAAATCACAGTTACTTCATCGTTCAATAGCAGTGCTACTGTGAACGTGACACTACTGCCGTTGGTAGCTGTGAAGTCGGTTGTGTCTGTAAGCAATACGCCGTTGACGTAGACTTCAATGAATCCCACTGTGTAGCTCAGACCTGTCTTTACTGTCTGTCCTGCGGTTGCTAAGAAGGAGACCTTTTCCTGCGCTTTTAAACTTAGCTTTGCGCTTCTTCCTAAGTAGCTCATCCTGCGATCTCCATTAGGGTTATAAACGATTTCGTACTTCCATAACCCATACTTACTGAACCTTCATTAGTTTTCATTTGAACTTTATAAGTAATGGAGGAGGTAGTAGAGGGTGAATCTAAGTAAGAGGAACTTGGCCCTGACCAACTTTGTGAAAGGGCAGAAGCCGTATAACCACCTTGATTATCTAAATGTGAAATTACTGAACTACCTCTTAATAACTGCATACTTATGTAAGCGTTTTGAACGGCATTTTTAAAAAACCCATTTATGTTTACTTGAACTAATATTTTACTAGATGAAGAAGTTGGAGTAATAGCAAGAGTAACAGGCGTGTCAACATACGAACTACTCGTTGTTGTTAAGCTCCCTACTTCTGCACTAACAACCTGCAACACCGCACCCGTAGCTGCCTTGATGTTATCAATGCCTAACGCACCCGTTATTGTTGTAGTCATAACTTACCCCTTTGGATTAGCTGACTTCACTGCTGCCCGTAGAGCCTGTAGATCAGTCAAAGTGTCACCACCATCTAAGAGAGCATGAATACATTCTTGAATGGATGGGTACGCTGCTTGGCGGTCACGAGCATACGCTGCTGCGTCATAAGCTGCTTGGAGTTCAACAATCTTAGCTGCGATTGCTGCGTCTGTTGGTTGAGTTTGTTCTGTGTCAAGCCATTCTAATTCATCTCCACGGAGCACCCATTGGGCGTTTGGAGTGAGTGCTTGTAGTGCTGCGACTTTATCTGTCATGTGATGCTATCCTTTAATTTCCATTAAAACTAACTGGGCTTTATTACCGCCCTCATTAAAATTGATTGTAATATTATTATGTGGCTGCACTTGTACTTTGTATGTAATTGCAGATGTGGTGGAAGGGGAATCTAAATACTTAAAGTCGCTTAAAACTCTTGAATCCGTAGCAGACCCACAATAAATATTATAGTTTGTTCCACTTGTCCAAATGTTTGTAGAGCCTCGCACAAGTTGAGTACCGAATCCCGACTGTGCTGTTTGCATTCTTGCTTGAACATTCCAAAGACACAGTATTTTGCTAGAGGTTGAAGATGGAGTGATTGATAAACTCATATTTGTGTCAACATAAGTAGTTGCTGATACAGACATAACTGAAGAATCCTCTACTATCAACACCTGTAGCACTGAGCCACTAGGCATACTCTCGTAAGTCATGCCACTCAACTGGTTCGTCAGGGCAATCGTGCCAGAGCCGCTTACTGTTTCAAGGACATCGGTTTTTAGTTTAGAAGTCATGCTGAAACCTCATATAAGAAAATATTACTTTGGCCTGAGTTACCATCTTTTTGAACTGCAATACCAGTTGTCGAACTTAATGCCTCAGCTTGAAATTGAACCTTATATGTTGTAGCTGATGTAGTAGCTGGTGAGTCATATATTGAATACATTGCTCCAGCTTCTCTGTTTTCGCTAGTGGTTCTATCCCAACCTTGAGCAAGTGCAGTAACACCAATAACTGTACTTCCTCTAAGAAACTGAAAACCCGCCCTATTCCAAATTTGACCTGAGTTTCTCCAAATACCACAAATATTTATTTGTACAATAATCTTACTACTTGTACTGGTTGGTGTTATTGTTGCTGTTATTCCTGTATCAACCCAAGTGCTAGTTGCGGTTGAAGTAACAGCTGTGCTGGTATTCCCATTAACAACTTGGATTATGCCGCCCGTAGGCATAGTAACACTACCCTGTGACTTCAAATCAAGTGTCTTACCAGCCGAAATCTTAATCACCTCACCGCTAGGGTGGGATAACTCTTTTAATTCTAATGTACTCATACGATGCTCCAAGTGCCATTGACTGTGACAGTGTAACCATCAGCAATCGTTATCGGCCCTGCTGACATACCATTGCTTGTTGAAGGTATGGTAATGTTCTCACTGATCGTTAAAGCGTTGGTTCTAATAATACTTGCAGCACCTAAGCTAGGCCCACCGAGAGCAACAGAACTATTAATCTTTGCTGCTGTGACTGAACCATCTTCAAGGTCACTTGTACCTACAGACTCAAATGCGTTGACGTTACCTATGTAAGGCATATGCTACTCCTATGCAATCTCAAGAATACTAGCGAACACTTCTAAGTCTCCAGCGACTGACGCTGTAAGTCCTAAGATGTCACCAGCCTCTAAGTTAATAGGCTTATCCATTAGTAACGTAGCATCTGCTGGTACTGGCACTGTCTTACAGATGTGGCGGTAGGTTGTGCCTCCGTCTACTGTAACCTCTACAGTTACATCTGCATCATTGACACCATCAATATTAGAGATGTACAAAGCATGGATTACTGATTGTGTAGATGATGGTGCTGTATATAAAGTAGTGCGTGATGTGCCTATAGCAACACCAGCATTCTTAAATGTATTAGCCATTGTTAGCCTCCTAGGGCGATAGCCATTGCTACGGAAGCACCAATGGGATCATAAACTGTAGTTAAATTATTGATTGCTGTGGTTACTGCACTTGAGGCACTTGAGGCACTAGAGGCTGCGTTAGTAGCCGATGTACTTGCTTCTGATGCTTTAGTGGTTGCTGTTGATGCGCTTGTGCTGGCTTCTGAGGCTTTGGTAGTTGCTGTAGAGGCACTTGTGGACGCACCTGAGGCACTAGAGGCTGCTGCGGTAGCGGAGTTAGCTGATGCAGTAGCGGAGTTACCAGAGTTAGTGTTTGATGTAGCCGCATTAGTAGCCGATGTACTTGCTTCTGATGCTTTAGTTGTTGCTGTGGATGCTTGTGCTGTAGCTAGAGTAACCTGTGCTGTAGCTAAAGTAACCTGTGCTGCACCATTAGTTGTTGCTAGGGTAGCTTGTGTAGATGCTGTAGAGGCGCTACTAGCGGATGCTGTAGCACTGTTGGCTGAGTTAGTGGCTTGTGTGGAAGCTGTGGATGCACTAGCTGCTGAATTGGTTGCTGATGTAGCTGCTTCTGATGCTTTAGTAGTTGCCACAGTTGCCTGTGCAACGGAAGTGTCTTTACTAGCAGAAGATGCTGTAGCACTTAAAGCTGATTGAGTTGCCGCATTGGATGCGTTAGTAGCGGAGGTGCTTGATTGCCCTGCGCTAGTGGATGCGTTAGAGGCGCTGTTAGCTGCCGCTGTCGCTGAATCTGTGGCATTGATTGCCTGTTGTGTTATTTCATTGAGAGTGGAGTCTTGCGTTGAATCACCAGAACCACCTGTACCTCGGTATATCGCCATCTTGTTTACACCACTTCAAGAATTAAAAGAAAATAAAAGGGAACCGCAGTTCCCCTTTAGTGTCACTAGCAGTGATTAGCCGTTTACAGCCATCATAAAGCCAGTCTCAGGACGTAATACCTGAGTGCCGTACAAGCGATCAGCAGTGTACAAGGTTCCTAAGAACTCTTGCTTGTACTGAGTCTGTGAACGTACACCTTGCTGTTCTGCAAGTACCATAGTGTCCTTATGACACAACATAGCACCACGGATTTGACCGCCAGCAGAGTTCTCAGAAGCAGTCTCAAGAACAGGAGCGTTAGTAGATACCATAATGTCGATACCATACAACTCACCGATCTTACCATTCACAGTGCCTTGACCATTAACAAAGTCAGAGCTAACGTAACGATCAATACCCATGATAGCATTACGTAGTGAAGGTGGAATAACTAACGAGCGTCCATCCATAGGGGTGTCTGCATCGTCCATCTTCTGTACCATGTCACGGAAGAAAGCATCGGTAAACAAGTCACCAACAACCATCTGGTCAACAGCGTAAGCCGTAGTACCTGTAGATGCGTCATTGTAGAATGTAGCACTGGTTACAAAGTTAGAACCATCACCATTACCGAAAGACTTACCGAGCACAAACAAGTCATCATCTACTTGCTTACCTAGGGCATAGCCAGCATCACCAGTATAGAACTGACGTAGTGAAGCAAGTGCTTGTACGTTAGTAATATCTTCAATCATGCGTGAGTATTCAAAGTGCTTGTTAATGGTGACTAGAACTTCACCCTCTGTAGCGTTCTGAATAGTTACTGCTGTGTTTTCAGCCTTAGCTGATGCAACACCACGGGTAGGCTTAGGGATATGAATAGTATCGCCTTTCTTACCTTGCATTGCAATCTTCTTGACCAGAGGTGCAAGAACTAAAGTTTTCTCGTATGCTGCAATTACTTCATCTGACCAAATCTCGGGGATGAATGTTGCTGCTGAGGTGTTATCTACCATACCGCCTGTGGCGGGATATACGGAAGTAGCCATTTTAAATTTCTCTCTATATTAGGTTATTTGACCCTCTTTTCAGCGTATGCTTTTTGAATATCATCTGAAAGAGCTAAGTAGCGTTCTGGGTCTGTTTTCATTAGTTTAATAATATCAGCTCGTCTATAGATTTTCTTGGAAGTGCTTGAGTCGGGATTGCCACGTGTGTAGCCATTCGACCCTTGGTTGACAGCCTGTTGCCTACCTTCTTTCTCAGACTTCAATGTTTGATTGATAGCACCTGAGCGATCTTTCCATAAAGAGAAAAGTTCATTAGCTGCTTCCATGTCAAAATGTTGGTCTGCCTGTACAAACATACGTGTCCTTACGGGTGAGGCTTGAATCCACTCAGCGAACTTGGGGTCTTTTACAATCTCAGGTATCTCTGGGTGATCTTTCTGTAGTACAGCCATTGAGGTTTGCTGTTTATAAGCTCTCGTTGACTCTTCTGCTGCCTTTACCGATGGGTGATTATTAATCGCACGTTCTATTGCTTTCTCAGGGTCAGAATAAAAATCTATGTCTTCATCTGTTTCGCTTGCTCCTTGTGCTGCTGGAGTTTGCGAGTCGAGTTGTGTGTTGATATAGCTATCGACTACTTTACGTAAGTCACCTACTTCTGAGCTTTGGCGACCTAGGAGCTTTTCAGCTTCTTGGTGCATCCTTACTACATCTTCAAGTGATTTACCATTGTACTTATCAGGGACTGCCTCAGGTTCATTTGACGCTTGGGTTACCTCTTGCGGAGGTTCCACAGTGCCTTGTGTATCTTGAGCCATGTCGTCTAAACTATCAAAACGCTCGGATTGTAATTCCTCGTCTTCAAGGATAACTGCTGCCATATTAAACTCCGTACCTTAGTATTATGGAGAGGGATTGAAAATGAAAGCTTCCTAGGATTAGGAGTTAACTTTCTCTGCTTGCACTCTGCCTCGCTCATGGTCTTTAACCCACTTTAGAGTTGCTCCAGCAAAGTCGCCAGAGAAAGGTTCTAAAGAAGAACGGGGAGAGGAAAGTTGTCTGGTTGCTATGGCGTCACATGACTTACATTTCTGTGTGTCAGGTGAGCCTTTAACCATGTGTTCATTTAAGTGACCTAGTATGCATTTGTAATCGTATACTTTATACATTAGCATCTGCACTTAAGGACTCTTGTCCTTGTAGATTAGTTTCTTCTAGTCTAAGAAGAGTGCCAAGGATATTAAGTTGGCCCTTACGGAAGTAAAGGTCTTCAATAGTCTTGACTTGTTCTACGGAATCAATGTTAGGAACTTGGAGTTTTAAGTCTTCAAGCAGTAAACCCCAACCTTCCATGCGAAAGAGGTCATTCATGTGCCTAAAGTAAACTTCTAATTCATCATCTGTCATCTATACTACCTATTATACCATGTTTTTAACAAAAAGTCAAGATTTTTCTTTACTTTTCCTAGGAAGTGTGGTATTAGAGGCCACTGGAGACTCTAATGTTTCCACCTGCCCCTCTAGTTTGGCTATCCTGCTCAAAAGCTTGCTGTAACTCTGGTTGATTTGCTCCACTACTTGCAGGAGTTCGCGTTGGGATACCATTCTGTGTTCCTTGTGATTTATATTCGATTTCTTTATCTTTCAAGATGCGATCCGCAACAGCAAGCCTACGCTCAAATTGCTTATCGTCCTCATTTCCTTCCTTAATGTTAGCTGTGATGGCTTTAATACGTTCAATCTCAAGCTCCTGTGGGACTGCCTGAGTCTCTGCTGCTAACTTACCTGCTCTAGCGTTAGATTCGTTAGCTTGGCTGCTTAAAGCGGCTGTCTGGGACGCTTGGAACGCCAATTCAGCTTGTCTAGTCTCTTCACCTGCCTGTTGCTGCTCTGGTGTAGGCTGAGAGGCCTTATCAATCAAGCCGATTAACTCTTCTCTATTGGCAACATTCATATTATCAACAATAGACTTAAGCATTACAGGGTAGTAAGGCGTATCCTTGCCCATAGTCTGCAAGAGTTGTACTAACTGGCTGACCTCATACTCACGTGCTATGATACCTAAGGAGCTAGTGGCACAGAACTTGTAATCAGACACAGGGTAAAGCTCAGGCTCATACTGCATATAACGCCAAGCCGCCTTAGATACGAAAGGTATCAAGAATGACTCTTGGAAGTTAACCAAGGTGCGCTTATGTCGCTTAATGATTGCACCTAGGGACATCGAAATGCCAGCAGCAGTTGCCTCACCATTTATAGAGCCTCCAACACCAGAAGAGTCTACGGCACCTGTCGATTGCTGTACCATAGTCTGTAGTGCTTGAGCCTGAGCAAAAGTTATCTGGCTTACGTTACCAAAGTTAAACGGATTAATGATTTCCTTTGGGTCACCATTAGTCAAGAGTATCTTACCAGCACGAATCTCTGGCTTAGTGCCTCTAGGAATGCGTGTAGCGTCCATAGCAAGCATAGGGTGTACTGTGAGTGCTAGGGCGTCTATACGTGCTCGTAGCTCTGCGTCTAGTGCTTTTTGGCTGTTGTAACCCTTCTCACATACACCACGGCCCCAGAAGCGGCTAGGTACTACGTCCCAAGGGAATGCAACGACAGGACGATCTTTCATCATGTATGGGCTAGGCTCTGCCTTAAGTAGGACAGACTCATTACCAATGATGACTACAGATTCAATGTAATAGCTTTCTTTCTCGTCATCATCTAAAGGGTATTCAAGTTCTTGCTCAAGTAGATGCCTAGGCACAAGACCATAATACTTAGTTAAGCGTACCTTGTCATCTTGGTGTATAGTTAGCTCTGAGTCAGGCTCTAGGTCAAAGTCTTCACTAGCGTTACCTAAGTAGCCATCACGATAGACACCAGACTCTTGTAGCTGCTCTACTAAGTGAGAACTGACAAACTCGTCAATGGCTACACCTAAGGCTTCCTCTACGTTAGTGGCTACAGGGTCAATACGGAAGTTCTGAGGTAAGATAGGGCGTAGGCGTACTACAGTGCGCTTACTAATGTTAACACCCACAGCTTCCATAGCGCCACCCATGACTTCCTCAGTCGCAGGTTTCATCTCATTGATTTCTTCTAAGACTACTTCACCAATGCCATTACCAAAGACTGCACTGTTGATAAGACACTCAGACACATCACGCCTGATCTTAGTCATGTCAAAGTCTTCATGTAGCTTCTTACGTAAGAACATAATGTCCTCAGTCTCTGAGTCGCCCATGTTATCTTTAATGTCAAAGTATTTACCACGACCAAAGGTAGCTTCTTCAATCTCTGCTACGTTAGACTCTACAGCTTGTTGTAAGGCAGGTGCAATGATCTTACTACGCTCTGCTTGTCGTGTCTTGTCTGAGGCATTCCAAATACCACGCCATAGACGATAGTATTCCTGATGCTTCTCACTGTAGTTATTCTCGTAGTAGTCGCCCCAATCGTCCACTTTAGTGAGTACCCAATCTTCTAAGGATTGCTCAATAATAATGGGGTCTGTACTTTCGTTGTAATCGTTTTTCATATGTTTAGTATCCGCTGATTAAATCTAATGTTTCAAAGTCATCTTGTTCTTCAAAGTTGCCTATGTAAGCTACTTTAGCAAGTTGATCTACATAGGCTAGACTGTCTATTAGGTCATCATGTGTTAAGGGGTCAGGAAACTGGAATAGCTCGTCACAGAAGCGTGAATGCCAATCCTTCTTCTTCTTGTTAAGAGTTATACGACCATGCTCAAAACGTCCCTGTAAGGCCCACATAACCCTGTCAGTCTTCTTCTGATTACCATGGGTTAGTTCCTCAACTCTAAAGAAGAATGACTGTCTCTTCATCATATCCATTAATGGAGACATAACAGCTTGCTTTGATATTCCTTTCTCAATACCAACGGATAAAGGTTTATAATCTTTTACTGCTTGGAATATTTTAGTTGCTGTTTCATCTAAAGTCCACCTGCCATAGATCATGTCCTCAACGAACCAACCCTCTTCATTGACAAAAACAATAGCTAGGGAAGAGTTATCCAATCGGCTAGTCTTACCTTTCTTCTTACTGACATCTTGGAAGCCAGCTAAGTCAATGGCTATGTAATAGTCTCCATCACTTGTAGGCCTAGTGCCAAATTGTAGCCATTCCTCTTTAAACATCTCAGAACCTTGGTTCTTAAAGGAGGCCATAAACTCTTGTTGGAAAGCATGGGTTGACATACTCTTCTTAGCTACGTCTATCTCCTCAGGGTCTAAGGTTTCATTGTCGTAGCTTGTGAAGTGCCAAGCACTAAAGGTAACATCATCATCCCCACTTAGCTCTGCGTACTTGTATAAGTCATAGAAGTGGTTACGACCCTTGGGGGTGCCTATGAATAAGCAAGAACCCTTTTGGTCTGCTAATGCAGGTCTTAAGATTTCCTCAAACACCTCAGGTTTCATGTCTGCATACTCGTCTAAGCATAGGAACTTAAGACTTACGCCTCGCATCGTGTCGGGTCTATCGGCTCCCTTAAGGCTTATGGTTGCACCATTGACTAAGGTTATTTGCATATTGTTGATATGGGAACTACGGATTACTGGTTGGCCTAGCTCTACTAGAAGACTCCACATAATGTCTCTAGCCTGACCTTGGGTAGGTGCTACGTAGAAGACATGGGAGTTAGGCTTATCGGCTTGTAAGGCATTGACAATAAGCAACCAAGCAGCTAGGCGTGACTTACCACACCTTCGTCCTGCGGCTACTACTCTAAAGCGAGTAGGGTCTGCCCATACTTCCTTCTGCCAATCTAATAGCTCTATGTTTAAGTCGCTCATACTACAGTGTACTCCCCTTCTTGAGCATCTTCCTCAGGGTCTTGGGAACCTGAGACATCGGTAGAGCCGACACCAGTAATGTTTATTTGGATACTACTCTTGCCACTACCCTTAATGATTTCTTTCTCAAAGGCTGCTACAGGAGCTACCCTGTCCATGACAAGCTTCCATGCTGAGGCTTGATTCTTATGTTCATTGTCTAAGGCTGCATCAAAGATAGCCTCTAGGACTTTAGCTGACTTAGGGGAAGCAAGCATCCTAGCTTTGTACTCATTGATAATTGTAGCGTCACCCTTAGGCCGACCAATAATACCCTTAGGTTTCTTTAGTGATGACTTAGGTGGCCTACCTCTGCGTTTAGCAACTGCGGGTTCTTTTGTTACTGACAAATCAATTACCTCTTTGTTGAGATTGAGTCTTACTTAAGTATACTTAAGAATCTTTAATTGATTCATTATGAATAAACTGTAAGAGTCTTAAGTATACTAAAGATTCTTAAGTAGTGCTTTAATTGATCATTATGAATAAACTGTAAGAGTCTTAAGTATACTAAAGATTCTTAAGTAGTGCTTTAATTGATCATTATGAATAAACTGTAAGAGTCTTAAGTATACTAAAGATTCTTAAGTAGTGCTTTAATTGATCATTA